CTCAGTTTTCTTTTGACTGTGCCAACCAATGATACGAACTTGACACCGACCAATGGCTAATGGGTCAACACGGTTCTCGACCACGCCAACCCACCAAATAAAACCATTTTTTCCAGCAAAATCTTTATCCATTATGAATTTCTAGCCTGTTGTAATTCTGGTGTGTTACCACCAATCAATTTTGTATTTGTAGAATCTGTTGTTACTTCACAAACAGTTTCGTGTTTATCTGGCCTAATTATATGTCTTGTTCCAATGATTAAATAATTGCCTTTCATTGAATCATCTTGTTGTTGCGTATCATCATCTTTTAATCCATAAGATGGTGCATTAAGTTTTAATATCAATCCAGAAGTCAAAGCAAAATTACCAGGCAAAGCAATAGTCAATCGTTTTTGAATTAAATTATTTAAAATAGCTTTGCGCTGAGGAATATATGTATGTGTTTCATCCAAAATGGTTGCAGCTTTATTATCATTCGATTTAATGTATGTAGCATTAGTTCTTGTTGTTTGATATGGATATAGTGCAACTCTGGAATTATACATTTCAGAAACATCTTTATTTTCTCTATTTTTCATTCCTGGTGCAATTGGATACTTATTAAGATTGCTTGTACCATATGAATTAGAAATACCAATAGAAGTTTCGGTTATTTTTCTGGTAAGAATATCAAAGCCAATAAATTTATTGGCATAAAAACCATTTCTAATATTTTCAATCAAATCAAATGTAGAAGAATAATTAAAATCTCTTACACCTAAAAATTCATCAGCTATTTGACCATCACTAATATTTTTTGGTTGAAAATTAATTTCTAGTGCGGGACCATAAGAAAATAAAGTTGGTAATGATACAAAATTAAAACCCATTTTATTTTCAAAGAATACAAAGTTCGCTTTATTGTTTTTATCTAAAGCTCGTTTTAAAACCCAATCAATAGATTCTAATGGCGACAATAAAGGAATAACGGCATTTTGACTGCCTCTTGTAGTTTCAACAATACCAACTCTTTTTGTTGGAACTTTTAAATATTTGGTAAGTACCGATTTAACAACTGTATCATATGAACCAGAATATGATTGAGAAACTTTTTGTTGCTCAGAGTAAATAAATTCTTCAGAAATAAAACTTAGAACATACATTTCTGAACCTTGATTTATGGTTGTTCTATCAGATTGTTTGTATATTCTAAATGTTTTATCAATTGTTGTAACAGCATTATCTTCACCTTTAACAACATTTATTTTGATGTATTCGCTGCCATCAAACGATAGGCGCTTTGAAAGACCAACAGAATCCTTGATGACAATATTACCTGTCATGCACGGCATCAATAGGCTATCATACACATTCAATTCTTCAAAGATGGCGCTTATATCAAAACTGCCAAATTTGGTTATGAGTTTTAACTCACGTATTGTAAATTGTGTTGTTTGTTTTAATACAAGGGACATTATGCTAAAACACGTATTAATTCATTTTCTAATGCGCTAACGAATTCTGGTTTAATTAATTTAATAGTTCTTTTAGATTCATTCAATTCAATTTCATAATCATAATAAGATTTTGTTTCTTTGCCAACTTTAACAGTAATTGCATTACCATCTTGTAGATTTAAATTTGTGGTGGTTTCAATTAAATTGGTGTAAGTATTTGAATCTATTTGAAGTTTCTTTTCAATTTTATTACCTGTTGAATCGGTTGTTCTTGTTTCAATCTTATAATATGAATGTGTATTTTGTTGAGCCCAAGAAATGCCAGTTTGACCAGCGGAAGCATTAGCAGTATATTTGTCATTAATATAACTAATAACGGTTCTTTGGTCAAGTGGCCAATCATATTGTGGGTCAACAATTTCATTCATCATTAAAACAATCCAATGTCTTTCTGAATTGCCATACATTTTATGAGCAATAATTTCTGGGGTATCACTATCTTGTATATCATATTCGTAATATACCGCAGAATTTTCTCTGTATGATTTTTCAAAAGAAAATCGAGCTATAATATTGGTAACAACTACACCAGTTTCAGTATCACTGGTATATAATGTTTTTGGAAAATAATTAAAATATTTTGACATAATTATCTACCGTCACCCCAATAATCTTGTTCACTAAGCATCTGTGTTTGTTCTGAACCAATATTTGTATTGAATGCTCTAGCTGTATTGTAACCAGATTGATTATTCAAAGAAGTTTTTGTCATAATTTCTGTTTCTTTAAACTGTAATGACATACGAATGGCAACTGGCATACCTGTTCGACCCATTTTTGCACCTTCACCAGGAACTTCATATGCAGAAAATCCATTTGGTGCATAATCAACATCCATAGATTCCATAACACAAGTTGAAATTTTAGGAATGTTTGGATTTATTGTGCCATTATAATAAAAACTAATATCAAATTCAGAAGGAGGCACCATAAAAAAACCATTACCAAATTTTGTATTGACTTCTGGTGATTGATGAAATTTGAATCGTTCAATAATATTTTGAACAGCAGAAGATTCTTTTTCAGACCTTGGATAAAACATAAAGTCAAATCTGAATGTTCTAAAATCAGGAGAAGAATATAAAACTTCTAACATTGGATTTTGAACAACACCGTATGCTTGTGAGAAAGCAATTTGACCAACACCACCAAGAGCTTTTGCAGCCATACTAGCAATAAATGGAGACAAGTTTTTTACAATACCTGCACCAAGACCTGCACCTTTTTGTGTTTGAATTGTATCAAGCACACTTTTACCAGCAGAAGCAAGTGCGGTTAATGGATGACCACCAGCGCCTGGAGTATCATATTTTTGTGATTGTGCATAAGCTAATGTATCAGGCATATACAAAGCAACAGTATCAGTAATTCGTCTTTCGGCTCGAATACTGCCTTTCTGTAATCCTTTAGCTGCCGAAACTACTTCAGCTTGTAATTGAGAACCGGCGCCACCAACAATTGTATTGTCTAAAGATGTACCAAAAAGACTACCAATAGCTGAACCAACACCAGTTGCAACAACTTCTATTGCTTGGCCAAGATTGTTCATAAGATATGATGTTCCTGCAGCCGCATTACCATATTTTAAATTATTTGCAATCGTTGTTGGAGTATCAGCAGTTGATTTGCCAGGATAACTGGTCATTCGCTGTTCATTAATATTGAACACTATATAATGTGCTTTATCACTACTTCCCAAGTCAATTGGATATCTGAAAGTGTTTGATTCATATCCAGACTGCCCAAGAACGGCTAAGGGACCAGTTGCGCCTTTGCTGCCGTTAAATATGATGTCTGTTAGGTTAAATAGAGCCATTTAGGATTCCCGTGGAATTATACTACATATTTATATGACATTTGGCAACAATTACAAAGGATGGTTCAAACCCAAGAATCCTGGCAAATATAAAGGCGACCCATCCAATATCGTTTATAGGTCGACTTGGGAAGTGCGTGTGATGAAATGGCTTGACGAACATCCGCAAGTCATCTGGTGGGGCTCGGAAGAACTTCCAATACCATACATTTCACCTGTGGACAAGAAGAAACACAAATACTTTCCTGACTTTATTGCCAAGATGCAATTAAAAGATGGCAAAGTAATGACTTATATTATTGAAGTAAAACCGCTTGCCCAAACCAAAATGCCAACGCAGAAAAAAAGAACTCAGAAATACATCCAAGAAATGGCAACTTATGCTGTAAACCAAGAAAAATGGCGAGCTGCTGACATCTTCTGTCAGGAACACGGATGGAAGTTCCTCGTGGTAACGGAGAAGGAACTAGGTATCTAACTTAAAACCGGACACCGATACTTATAAGGTTCAGCCTTCAAAAGCAAGGTAATCTTGAGCTATAATTTTCAGTATAAATAGACCATGGCTTACTTAATCCAGCGAATCAAAGAAGAACTAGACAAGGAAGGTTTTGAGCCTAGAACTAGTGAAGCAAGAGATTGGCTAAAGGCTAAGGTTAAGAGTTTAACTCCCAGCCGCACGGCATTAATGAAGGACCGTGAAAAGTTAAAAGATAAGTCCATATTGGGTCGGATGTATTTTTACTTCTATGACGCAAAAATGAAAGAGATGTTGCCATATTACGATAGGTTCCCATTGGTTATACCAATTGAACGATACCAAGACGGTTTTTTAGGACTGAATCTACATTATATCAGTCCAAGGCAGCGTGTCATTCTGTTAGACAAACTGAGCAATTACTTGAATAATCACAAGTATGACGAGACCACTAGGATTCGTTTATCTTATGACCATTTGAGAAATGCCAGCACAATTTACGAAGGTATTCCTTGTATTAAGAAATATCTTTACAAACAAGTCAAAAGCAGATTCTTAGAGATTACTGCTGATGAATGGGATATTGCCGCTTTACTCCCAACCGAATATTTTAGTGGCGCAAGTAAAAATAAAGTGTTTTCAGATTCTAGGAAAAAATTCTAATGGCATTCGCACCAAACTTATTCTTATCGAATATGCGAGCAAAAGACGGCCCAGCAAAGCCGTCAAGATTTGAGGTAATATTACCTATTCCTCCATACATTAACCAGTTTGTGTCAAGCTCTTTCTTAGAGCAACTGATTAATTTACCAAATACTATTATTACAGATATTACCGATATTTTTGGTACACAACCAAAAGATGAACAATCAAGGTCGTCCAATTCTTCTTTGTCCAGATATTTAGCATTACAATGTGAATCTGCTGAATTGCCAGGCAAATCATTGATGGCTAACGATGTTAAAATTTATGGTCCCACATTTAAAGTTCCACACGTAACACAATATAACGGTGATACAACCTTAACCTTTATTTGCACCAACGATTTCTATGAAAGAAAACTGTTTGAGCGTTGGTTAGAAGCAATTAGTCCTAGCGATACAAATAATATGCGTTTCCCCAAAGGCGACACAACTCGCTATATGACAAATATTAAAATTATTCAATATGATGATTTTATTAAACAAATTTTTGCAATTGAATTGATTGATGCTTTTCCTATTTCAATAGCTTCACAGCCATTAGCTTGGTCTGAAGATAACTTCCATAGGTTATCAGTTCAATTTGCGTATCAGAAGTATCGTGTAATATACGAAGGAAGTTATGATTTGGTTCAGGCAGCTGCAACCATTTTAGGATTGAAAACTGTTAATTTTACCAATAACACAGGCAATTCTATTGTGAATGGTATTGGTCGAGCTACGAGTGCATTTGGCAAAATATTTTAATTTATGAGGATTTAATATGTTACCTAAAATTGATGTGCCGGTTTATAATGTAAAGTTGATATCAAATGGTAAAACTTTGCAATTTAGACCGTTCACGGTGAAAGAAGAAAAATTGTTTTTGATGGCCAATGAGAGTGATGATATAGACACCATTCTTGATACCATTAAACAAGTTATTAATAATTGCGTTTTGGATGAATTCGATATCAACGAACTACCAATGTTTGATATTGAATATGTGTTTTTAAATATTCGTGCTAGGTCGATTGGTGAAACAATTAACCTAAAATACAAATGTAATAATATCCTTCCAAAAGCTGAAGGTGAAGAAGGTGAAGAAAAGAAATGTAACAATATGGTGGAAATTGACTTGAATGTTTTGGATATTGAACCAGAAAAAGTTGATAATCATAGTAACAAAATTGAGATTACCGAACATATGGGTATGGTAATGAAATATCCAAGTTTCAAATCTCTAAAAGAATTTGATGTTGAAAATGAAGCTGATTCTATTGTTAGTATGACTGCTGGTTGTATTGATTACATTTATGATAAAGACAATATTTACTATGCAAAAGACAATACAAAAGAAGAATTAATTGAATTTTTGGAATCTATGCAGTCCAAAGATTTGGAGAAAGTTAGATTATTTTTTGATACTATGCCTAAGATGAAAAAAACAATTCATTTTAAGTGTAATAAATGTGAACACGAAGAAGATATTGAATTAGAAGGAATTCAAAGTTTTTTCGGATAAATTTTGGCCATGAGAACCTAGGGAACTACTATCAAACCAACTTTGCTTTAATGCAACACCACAAGTATAGTTTGACAGAATTGGAAAATATGTTACCTTGGGAAAGAGATATCTATGTGAATATGCTAATGCGATATCTCGAAGAAGAAAATGAAAAAATTAAACAAATGCAAAGGCATTAAAAATGGCAAGTAGATTAGCTGAAATCTTAACACAAGAATATAAATCTAAAGGCATCTTTGGTGGTGCAGCTTCCGCTATCGGTAAACGAACTAGAGAAAAGTTGGACATCCGAAATTCTTTATTCGGAGGGTCTGGTGTTGGTTCAATAGTTGGAAGAAAAATTTTTGGCAAAGGATATTCAGCTACAGGTAGAGATAGTAAAATTTCAACTGATACCAATGCTTTATCTAGTGGTAGTTCATCTGCATTACAAGAATTGAATATGAACAGCCAGATTAGTGCAAAAAATTCTACTGTTTTGCCTAAAATTGCATTTGATATGAATATTATGAAGCAGAACATTGTTAAGTTGGTTAAAGCTCAAGGTGTAACACCATCTAAACGAGCTGATATGTATTTTCAAAAACAAAAAGAAAGAAATGCAACATACAAAAATCTTCTTGGTTCTAAACCAAGTAAAGTGGAAAAAGTTGGAGCTTCAGAAGGTTCAGAAAGTATTATTGGTGGTATTATTGGTGGTATTGTTTCTAAATTAGGCACAGGACTTTTACCTCTTATAGGGACTGCGGTTGCCGTTGGTGTTGCTTTAAATAATTTAAGAAAAGCGTTTAATGGATTTTTAGATTGGTTCGCAGGAACTTGGATTGGTAAAAAATTAGGTATTCAACCATCAGGTACAAACTCTGGTGGCGGAAATAATGGAGCTGAACCGGGAAGCCCTGGCTCTGACCAACCAGGACAAAAAAGTTTTATGGAACGAGCAGGAGATGTTGCAACAAATTCTGTTGAAGCTTTTGGTGAATATAAGGCATTAAGATTTGGCCAAAAAATAGGTGAAAAAGTTCCTAAGTTTGAGATGCGTGGTGCAGGAGTTCTTGCTGAAAAGGGCGGTGGTCTTGTAAAGGCAAGTAAAGTTGGAGGTGGCGGAAAATTAGCTGATGTTTTAGAGAAACTAAGAAGCTTTGCGGTTAAATCCACATCAAAAGGATGGGGGCCAAAAATCACTCAAAAAATAACACAAAGACTAGGTCGTGTAATTGCTTTTAAGTGTGTAACATTATTTGCAGGATTTGCAGCTGCACCATTTACAGCAGGCATATCAACACTAATCAGTATTGTTAGTGCTTTGTTGTTGATGAAAGATATTTACGATATTTACGAAGCAATTTTTGGTACAAATGGTATTGAAAAAGAATTGGAAGATGAAGATAAAGATACAGGCAAATCTACTTCTCCAACAATGCAAAAAGCATCTACTGATTCAGTACCAGGCGCTACACCAACAGCTTCAAATGAAACAGGAAATAGTCCTAGTCCAGTTGGATCAGGACCATCCAATTTACAGCTACCAAAAGGCAAATCAATTAGCAGTAATGAGGCTACAGATTATTTGGTTAAAAAGGGAATGACACCTGAACAAGCGGCTGGTGTTGTTGGTAATCTATTACAAGAATCTAAACTGAATAGTGGTGCTCAAAACGCTTCAGAAGGTGCATATGGTATTGCACAATGGCGTGGTTCGAGATTAACAGAACTACAAAACTTTGCTGCTTCTCGTGGAAAAACAATTGATGATGTAAATACTCAATTAGACTTTATCATGCACGAATTAAACGGCAAAGAAAAGAGAGCAGGCGAAATGTTGTTTGCTTCTAAAACTGCTGAAGAGGCTGCATACAATTTTGGTAAGTATTATGAAAGACCAAAGACTGTTGAACAATCTCGTATGAATTTTGCATCACAAACATTAGCTCAATACAAACCGACAGGTGGTGGCGGTTCAAGTAATGTTCAATTAGCTCAAGTAGGAGATGGCATGGGTTCTGGTGGTGCTGAAATGATGGCGGCATCAAATGCTGTTAATGATGCTAAAAATTCTCCTGCTAAATCACAGCCAGTTCAAGTAGCACAAGATAACAGACAAACAACTGTTAATAACAACGGCGGTGGTGGAGGCGGTTCTCAAATGACTGCTTACGACCAATATTTTGGTAAGTATCTAATCAATCGCACCACGTAAAAAACCCCTGCCGAAGCAGGGGTTTAGCGCACTTGCATGGGATTTTATTCAGCGTCTGCTAACGATTTAAAATAATCTAAATCATCATCTTCAGCTAATGAAGGTGCTTTTGCAGAAGGAATGCTTTTAGCTTCTTCCGACTTGAAT